GAACCAAAGGCGATAAGGATGAATGCATTCGGGCATCCAGTTTATGCGTGTGGGAAATGTGGGCATTTAATCACAGAGTCAATGAATTACTGCCATGAGTGCGGAAAACGCATTAAATGGGAAGGTCGGTGAAGTGAATGACCGTCAGAAAAATTGATGCTATGCACAAGTATTACGGATACGGCTCCGGTCGGTGCGAGAATTGCCCTCACTTTCGAAGAAAGGTATTTGACAGAACTTATCACAAATGCCTTGTATACGGGGACAGCAACAGCGAAGCAACGGACTGGCGATGCGGATATACCGCCTGTGGTCTGATTGACAAGCCTTTTCCAGAAGACGAAACAAGAATAGTAACAAGAATCATAGCAAAGAAAATAGACGATGAACCATTGCCGGGACAGATTGTAATGGATTTATGACAATTTTGTTTGAATAAGGGGCGCAATATGAACAAGCAAAGCGCGATCGACATTATTGGTCTATGGTGCGATGACATTTCATTTTGTCCGGAACACTGCGAACGCATCGACTGTCCGCGAAACAGTTACAATATTCGGGACAGGCGTGTTCCGCATTCGTTCTTTGTTGAAAGGCCGGAAGACTGTCCAAAGAATGTGAAGGAGGAGTAAGCATGGCAAAGATGCCGTTTGGCCAGGTGCTGCAACTATTCCGGACGGAAAAAACCAGTGTGCTTGTTGAAAGCCATCCGCTGGTAACGTGCGCTGAGTGCTGGAAACGCGAGTATGACAACTGTCCGTTCCGGGAGTTTGCCGATATGTATCCGCCGGGTGATGACTTCTTCTGCAAGGAAGGCGAGAGCAGACCGCATGACGGGCAACCGGCATACCACAACGGATTTGGAATTGAATGGGGAGAAGACAAATGAAAGTATATATCGTTACTGCCGGGGATTATTCTGATTATCACATTGAAAATGTATTCAGCAGCATGGAAAAGGCCAGGGCGTATGCATTGCTGGATCCTGATCGTGATGTGGAAGTGTTCGACATGGACAAAGTCGATGTGCAGATGAATAAGTCATATGTTCTCGTACAGTATGATTATCTGCATAAAGAAATGATATCAATCGAAGCGCATAACACGCAGGTAAAACCAAGGATTGATAAGCAGTGGCCGTATGCGTTTAAATTCACTGTTGATCTTTCCAATATCAAACTGCGTAAGAGCATTATCCGCTATGGGAAAAGCAGCGGCATGCTGAATAAGATTACCCAGGATACGCTGGCACAGTATCTGTATGAGCATGAAACAACAGCAGAAGAACTGCACCAGAAAGAATGGGATAAACGCCATCAAAAGAAATATCCGTATACTATGTATACGTCGTCAATTGACTATACTCCGCCGGAGAAAATTAACCTGATCAATACTGAATTGACAGACTACGTGAATAAGTGCATCGCTGAAAACGGTCAGGCTCCTGATATCATGAATCTGATCCAACAGATGTATAACAAGGAAACGGAGGAAACAAAAGAATGAATTTGGCAAACAAGTGTCTGTGCCTTGAGTGCAAGCATTACAAAGGAGTCAGCAAACAATGCGAGTTTGAATATCCTGTCGGCAGCGATTCCTGTCCTCTGTTCTGGCGAATGGAAAAGGTTCCACTTAGTGCACCTGTTACAGAACAGTGTTACAAGTGCCTATATAAAGACGACGTTGCCAAATGCCACTACCATATGAAAGACGGCGAGTGCACCGGATTCTGTCCAACAAACAAAGCAAAAGTCCATCTGGACTGGAATGATGTTATCGCAGGCAAAGAACCGGAAACAATCCACGCTGATGCGCTGGAACTGTTACCAGGGATGAATCTGAAGATCATTGTCCCGGGCATGAACAACGGCAAGCCTATGGAAGCGTACGTATCTCAGACATATATCCGCGCCGGTGACCATCTGGATTGCTTTGATATTTCCGGTCGGCGGGTTCAGCTGAACAACGGACCGAGAAGTGTTGAGATTCAAATCTGCGCGACAGAAGACGCTTAATTTGTTTGTTGAAATAAAACGCCAATCGTGTTATCATTAATACAAATCATACTTAAGACCTTTAATAAGGGGGAACGTCCATGACGAAACATCCGACCGCATATGCTGACAACATAGGCGGTCTTTATATTGTTCAGCGGGAGGTGATTCCGTCTTGAGTGAGCAACAGGCCGTCCCGTTAATCGGCCAGTATGAACTTCAGGACTTCTATACAGACCGTCCGTATAAGGAATTGTACGACAATCGTGACAACAAATTCCTGCAACAGATCATGATCCAGAAGATGCGCGACTACGCCGTCAGCATTGGTTTCAAGGGATTCATGACTGCATGGAAGGCTTACCTGTCCGCCCAGAGAAATGACGCCCAGGTGGACGACGCCGGTCAGGATACCATGTTCGAAGGCCAGCCGGTCACGCTTCGCTGCGGGACGTATACATGCACAGATAAAGTAACCCGTGTAAATGAATATGGCATGGAGGTTGAGGTTATATCACATCCGCTGATGCCGGTAAAGCGTGTAACCAATATCGAAACGCTGGATGCCAAGCTTGAAATCGGGTTCTGCCGTGGCAGGAAAGACTCATGGAAATACATCACGGTCCAGCGGGAACAGCTTGCATCGGCTCAAAAGATTATCGGACTCGCCAGACAGGACATTGCCGTCAACAGCGAAAACGCCAAGGAAGTCGTACGATATATGAGCCTGCTGGAAAGTAAAAACTACGACGACCTGCCGATGCAAAAGGCCGTATCGCACATGGGATGGATCACAGAAGGCAAGTTTATGCCGTATGTCAACGACATTACATACGACGGCGAAAGTCCTGAACTTCAGCGGATGTATGAAGAACTCAAACCCACCGGTGACGAATCCATCTGGATGCAGATTGCAAACGACGTCCGCAACGGTGAGTCTGTTCCGGCCAGGATCGCACTGGCTGCGTCATTCGCCGCTCCGCTGGTGCAGATACTCGGATGTCTGCCGTTCTTCGTGCATTTCTGGGGTGAAGCTGGATGTGGTAAAACCGTTGGTCTAATGCTGGCGGCTTCTGTATGGGGAAATCCAGAAGTCGGAAGGTATGTTAAGACCTTCTCCGGCACCAAGGTCAGTATGGAATTATACGCCGCATTCTGCTGCAATATTCCGATCCTGTTTGACGAGCTTCAGGTGATCTCCGACCGGAAAACATTTGACGATATCATCTACATGCTGACAGAGGGAGCCAGTAAGGGACGCGGTGCCAAAGAAGGCGGACTCCAAGTTCAGAAAAGATGGGCCAGCAGTATCATCACGACCGGAGAAATGCCCATTATACAGAGCAACTCCGGCGGCGGCGCTGTGGCACGTACGATTGATGTGAACTATGGCGGAATCCCGCTGTTCCGCAATGCCCGTGATGTTGCTAACGCACTAAAGGAAAATTACGGTTTTATCGGGCCGAAGTTTATTGCGTCGCTTCAGAAGGAAGGAACCGTCAACGCACTCAAGGCGCTGTACCGGAAGATTTATTCCGAGATGATCAAGGAAGACGTCCAGGATAAACAGGTCGTTTCCGCCACACTGCTCCTCGTGGCAGACATACTCGCCACGAAGGCCATCTTCAAGGATAACAAGGCCCTGACATTCGAAGACCTGAAGCCGTATCTCGCCAGCCGGTCAGAAACAGACGTCAACTTCCGGTGCTATCAGTGGCTGATGGGTTACTGCGCTGCAAATCCGCGCCGGTTCGATGCCCAGGATCAGAATAACGGCGAAGTCTGGGGCAAGTATGAAGATGGATACATTTATATTAACAAGACCGTGTTCGACAATATCCTGAAGAACAACAGTTATTCCCCGGGCGCATTCCTTGACTGGGCAAAGCGTAAGGATATTCTGAAGTATAGGTATTATGGCGCAGGAAACAAGAATAATAAATTGACATGGCAGGTCAGAATTAACGGCAAACCTGTACCGCATGTTGTTTTGAAATTGCCTGAAGAAGAACAGACAGAACAGGAGGCGTACCAGTATGCGGTCGTCGAAGCGCCGGAAGACATGCCGTTCTAATCCTCCGGTATACGGTGGTATACGGTGTTTTTTTCGACCGTATACCGCCTCTAAGCCTTATGGATCAACGGTTCCAGGGCCGGTATACGGTGTATACGGTCAAAACACACACACTTATATATACGCGTGTGTGTATGTGTAAAAAATCCGGTATTCACTTACGCGTTACGCGCGCGTAAGAGTGAAATACCACCGTATACACCGTATACTCCGTATACCGCATGCTTCAAACCGTTGAAAATAAACGATCGTAGCGGTATACGGTGTCAGAACACCACCGTATACCACCGTATACCAAAGACTTGAAAAGAGGTGAATTTACCATGAAAATCATGATCGCTGTCCCATGCATGAGTTCTGTGCCTGTCGATTTCACGGAATCAATCCTCGATCTGCACAAACCGGAAGGTACCCGTGTATGTTTTAAAAAGAACTCACTCGTCTATGACGCACGGAACCTTCTCAGTCTGCACGCAATCGAACAGAACTTTGACTACGTATTCTGGATGGACTCTGACATGGTCGTACCACCTGACACGTTAACCAAACTGATCAATCACGCCAGCGCAGGATACGATATGATCACAGGACTGTACTTTAAGCGTACGATTCCGACATTACCCGTGATTTACGACGAACTGAACAGTCCTGCCCAGGATGAAGACGGACATATCATCCGTCGCATTCATGAGTACACCGACTACCCGCAAAACGCACTGTTCCCCGTGGAAGGCTGCGGTTTCGGATGCGTACTGACCAGCGTGTCATTACTCAAAACCGTATGGGACAAGTTTGGCCCTGCCTTTTCCCCGTACCCGTGGGCCGGAGAGGATCTTTCCTTCTGTTACCGTGCTAAACAAACAGGTATCCGAATGTACTGCGACAGCACTATTCAGTGCGGACATGTCGGAAACATTGTCTTTACTGAACACATGTATCGCAGGCCGGGAGGTGATAATACTTGAGCAATAAACTCGGACAACCTACGCACACGACCGCACTGATTCACCGTCTGCGTCTGATGGCTGACTCCGGCGGTATGCTGACCCGGGACAGAATCAAAACCATTATCGAATCAGCCGACCGGCTGGAAGAACTCGACGAACGTGTGGCAATCATGACGGAAGATGAACCGCTTCCTGATCACGCACATGACTTCCCGTTCCGGATGGATGATACACTGGCGGAGAAAGTACAAGACGGGGTACGTATGTGGGCCGAATCAGGAAAATCCTTTGGTGAATTCTTTTTATCGGGCGGAGGTGATAAGGAATGAAATCGGTTGAATGGTGGCGCGGTACCGCAACACACATGTGGCGCACCTACTTCGCCATGGAACGCGACGGGTTCAAATGGGAAAAACTCTCCGCCCCGGATCAGCGCATATACGCCGTATGCCACCACGTTTACTTGACACGCTTTGTCAAGACCGACCAGGATATCCTTCAGTACTACTTCACTTCCCGCTGGGGCGATGATATCTACGCCGTAGAAGATTATTCTCTGAAGCACAATATCCCCGTCAAGGTTATCTGGATGGTGATCCGCCGCGCCAATCGTACCGTCATGGAAGAGGTCGGATTCCTTGAACGAAAGGAGAATGATTCCGATGAGATTTAGTATCATTATCCCGTCACACAACGGAGCGGAACGGATCGCAAAAGCGCTTGATTCCTGCTATTCACAGTCCTTCACCGACTATGAAGTCATTGTCATCTGTGATTCCTGCACCGACAACACCCACCAGATTGCGGAATCATACGGAGCGAAAGTTATTGACGTTAACGTCCGCCGGGACGGTCTCGCCCGTAACGCAGGTCTCGATATCGCCCAGGGCGATTACATCCTCTTCCTTGACGACGATGACTGGTGGCTGCATGAGTTCGTGTTCGAATTAATCAATAAAGCCATCGGAACGACTGACTGCGATATGGTTAACTTCGCCGTGATCTGGCGCACTAAAGGATACGTCAGCAAACCAGCCGGTGTTCTCCTCCCTATGTGTGCCGGTCACTGCTGGAAACGTTCATTCATCGCCGACACACGTTTCGATGACGCCCGGTACTCGTCCGATACGCACTTCCTGAACGCATTATCCAAGAAAAAACCGTACGGTCTCTGGACAGGTCAGGCGCTGTATTATTACAACTACATGCGCCCAGGTTCCCTGTCCGATCAGCATGAACGAGGTGAAATCTGATGAAACGCGTCCTTATAACCGCTCCCGCCCGTCAGGACCCGAAAGTCTTCGATGAGTACCGCGAAAGCGTCGATAACCTCATCGTCCCCGACGGCTACGAAGTCTCTACCTTCTATGTCGTAAACAACTGCCCCGAACTCATCACGCACCTTCGTCCGTCCGATCACTACATCGTTCGCGATACCGACGAACAGTATACAAAAACTCATAACGATCACATCTGGACAAACTCTAATATGCAAACCGTCGGTCAGCTTCGTAACCTTACTATCGACTACGCACTCATGAATCATTTTGATTTTTGGTTCTCAGTCGATACCGATATCGTCCTCCATCCGGAAACACTCCGCACACTCATCGCCGCAGATAAGGATATCGTGTCAGAAATATTCTGGTCTACCTCTAAAGACGTCCATACTTGGTGCAATGCATGGATGTACGACCAGGGTTCGGGTATGCTCCCGGAATGGCATAACCCCGGCCTCTATCAGTGCGGTATGACCGGAGCTTGCACCCTCGTGAAACGTAAAGTGCTTGAAGCAGGCGTGAATTATTCCTATATCCCTAATATCCGTAAAGTCCTGTGGGGTGAGGATCGACACTTCTGCATCCGCGCAGTCGTCCACGGCTTCGAACTCTGGGTCGATACCCACTATCCAGCTACACACCTGTATACTGAACAACTATACCACCAGTACATGCTTGGAAAGGAGAAACACTATGAGTAACGGAACGAACCTGTCCGATGAACAGATAACCGATGTCGTTAAATATAAACGGAAACGTCCGGATAGAACGGATGCACTTACGCCACAATACCAGGCTGGCGATATGTCACGCATGATCACAAATGCCGTCGAACTCGCTAACATGGGTCCGGTCAATATGCACGATCCCGCCCAGGTCGAACAGCGCGTAATGGATTGCCTTAAGTACATGATCGAGCACGACATGAAACCGACTGTCGAATCTATGGCCCTCGCTTTCAATACAAATCGGACTACATTATGGCGATGGAGAGAAGGGGTGGAAACGAATATACCCGAGGCATCGCGCAACGCCATTAAAAAAGGCTATAACATTATGAACCAGCTATTGACTCAAACTATGGCTGACGGAAAAATAAATCCGGTTGCAGCGATCTTCCTGCTCAAGAATAATCATAACTATAAAGACCAAACCGACGTGGTTGTGACGCCGAACAATCCGCTTCAGGATATGAACGCAGACGAAGCGCGTAAACGACTCATAGAGGCGGTTCCGGAAGAGGACGAAGAATGATCACGGAACGGGCACGGAACGAATTCTGTGCCTGTTTTTTATTGAAACAGAACGAGTTATATATTATTCCTTATAACAAAAATAATAATATATATCCTACGACGTGACGGGTTGCTCTCTTGTCTGAAACCGCCAGGGATGACCGACCGGAATGGATGCGGGACGGCTGATCCGGAATGAGAAGGGGAGGACGGAACGAAAAAAAAAGAGCGGGGCGGTTAACCCTGCTCTTTGGCGGAACGAATCCAGCGATTCAGCGTGGACAACGAGACGTTGAATTTCTGCGCAATCTCCGTGTTGGTCATGACGTTGGCACGATACATTGCCAGGGCCTGCTGTTTATCCCGGTCAGAACCGAGACGGGGACGTCCGCCGGAACGCCCACGGGCACGGGCTGCTTTCAGTCCTTCCTTTGTTCGTTCAGCAATTAAGTCGCGTTCGAACTGGGAAAGTGCTGACATGACGGTTAGCATCATTTTGCCGGTTGCTGTCTTTGTGTCCAGGTCTTCTTTAAGGGAAACGAGATGAACACCAAGGTTGGAAAGACGTTCGACCATTTCAAGAAGGTCTTTGGTGGAACGACTGAGCCGGGAGAATGATTCAACGACAAGAGTGTCACCGGCGCGTAATGTCATCAGCATCATTTGCAGTTCCGGACGGGCGGAATGAGTTCCTGTCATTTTTTCATTAAAGATTCTTTCGCACCCTGCCCTGTTCAATGCATCAAGCTGACGGTCCAGGTTCTGATCCTGAGTGGAAACACGAGCATAACCGATAACCAAATAAGGTCACCTCCTTACGTAATATTATATCAAAACGCACCCCATTTTGGCAAGTAGAAAATGACATGGCGAATGAAACAAAATTTGGCAAAAAACGGAACGAAACAAAGCAAAAAGATAGTTTTAAAAAGCACTGTCACAGACGAGCGTCTTTGACATATGTATACAACATGTCAAAAATGGTATATTGAGATAAATTGATATAAAAAAGTCCGCCCAGGATGATCCCGGGCGGACCGTGCGGAGCGGATTATTCGCTCATGACGGATTCGTCGTGGACAAGCTGGTTCCAGATCGCGACAACTTCCGGAGCAGTCAGGCCTGCCGGAACGATTTCAGGCAGTGCGTTTTCCAGGAGCAGCTCGGCGGAGTCCAGCGTGATCTCATCCGTGAACGGGAAACTTTCGGAGTGTTTGATGATGTAGGTGACGAATTCGATGTGCCTGTCATCGACCGGAATGAGCTGATCCATGACGTCAGCAGGTGTCTTTTCCCAGCCACGGGTGATGGATTCCAGGTCGGAATCGCTGATGATGGTTTCCGGTGTGATGTCGGCTCCCCAGAGGTCTGCGTATTCAGGTTTCACGCGGTACAGCATAGTGGTATCCTCCTCAAAAATATAATTGATTATAGCACGTTGCCGGTATAATGGCAACGGACTACCGATGTGTGTTGGCTGGCGTCCAGTCGTCGCCGATGCGGCCCAGGGCGATCATGGCACCACGGAGCGAAGAGTATTCCTTCTTGTGGAACAGTTTGCCGTACGGATTGCGTGCAGTCAGAACGATTGAGCCGGAGCGGGTCTGCCGGACGGATGCGGTGCAGCCGGTGAAGCTTTTGTAGTACAGTTTCATGATGAGTACTCCTTTCATTGTCAGATGATCCGGTGATGTTTCCGGATGTAGGTATCGGCGCGGTGGATCATGGCCTTGTCGCTGTGGTCTTTTCCTGCGGCCATGTATTCCAGCAGGTCGCGCGTGTTGGCCCGGGAAAAGGCTTTTACCCATGGCGTAGGCGCACGTCCTGAGTTGATGTAATATGCCAGGGCATCTCCGGCCCACTTGATCAGGTAGTTGTCCGCGTTCAGGGTGATTGTAAGCATGCGGTTCATGGCAATGTCCAGTGCGTTATTCATGAGATGTTCCTTTCTACGGCTGATACGCAGCCGGTCGGTGCCGTTGCAATAGAATTAGTTATAGTCGCACGGAAGGAATCCGTAGCGTGCCAGGTTATTGGTGCCGGTGCTGGTCAGCAGGGTCAGTGTGCCGCGTTCGGTGTCGTCGCAGGTCAGGTCTTTGTACGGAAGTCCGGTCAGCTTGTTGTAGCGGCGCATAGCCTCGCGGAGGGTGCGGAAGGTTTCGTCATAGTCATAACCACGGTCGGTATCGTAGTTGACGGTAAAGTCCTTAATCATGAATGATTCCTCTCTTTCTCCGGTCTGGTACCGGCTACGAGGTCTCCGGCGGAGGCCCCGTGTGCCGGGATCAGTACCAGTATTCGTCCGGAATGTACTCCAGTTCGTAGACACAATCCGGATCGGTCAGGTCGTTGTCGCTCAGGTCTTCTTCCGGGTCGTTAATGACCTCTTTCGGCAGCAGGTCGAAGGACAGGTCTCCTTCTCCGGTCGTGCTGTCGAATACGACAGTGCTGGTGCCTTCTCCGCCGCAGGTCAGGTTTCCATGCTCGTCCAGGATGTCCGGAGCGGGAATGTACCGGATAATCCGGATGTGATTGTCCGGATGCGCATGGATGAAATCGTAGATAGTCATGGTTAAGATCTCCTTTCACATAATTCGTTCCAGATGGTTACGTATGTTTCCAGCGTCAGGTCTTCCGGTATTTCCCGGCCCCAGGAACGGCAATCCTGAAGGAATTCATTCCAGTATGGCGCGAGTTCTTCGACGGTTCCGGGCGTCTGTTCTTCGTACCAGCTTGCGTCTCTCCAGTCGTCGATGACGAAATCATAAGCGGTGATCATGTTGTTCCTTCCTTTCATGATGCGATGCAGGCGGAGGATGTCCACCAGTTTACCAGCGCGGTCAGGATACTGTCGTCGTACTTGTACAGGGTCTGTTTCGTCAGGTCAGCGCCGTCGCGGAGGTATCCGTAGCCGATGCCTTCCTTCTTCGGGTCAGGGAGCACTTCGCAGCCTTCCGCGTCCACAAGGTACCGGGACTGTGCGCGTGTAGCAGTGCGGAGGCCCAGCACGGTAGAGAAGTTACATTTCAAAACGGTCGGAATGGTGACAGCCAGCACGTTCTGCGATGCGGCAATGAGATGGACACGCGCGGCCCGTCCGATTTGTGCCAGGCGCTGGAGCAACGGGAGCGCGGCTTTTTTGTTCGTGGTCATCAGGTCAGCGAGTTCGTCGATGATCACGTACATATCCGGCCCGTCATACTCCCTGACGCCAGCGGCCTGCATCAGGCGGAAACGTCTGTCCGTTTCCGTCAGCGCCCATTCCAGCGCGGCGATCATGTCACCGGGTTCGGAGGCGTAGCGGGCAACGTGCGGAAGCGGCCTGTACTGCGCGAGTTCTACCCGTTTGGGATCCACCAGCACAAACTGACAGCGGAACGGGGATGCCGTCATGATCAGGGTTGTAATGATGCCGTTAATCACGACGGACTTACCGGAACCGGTTGCGCCTGCAATGAGCAGGTGCGGACGGTCTGCCAGGGATCGATAGACGGTGTAGTACTGTCCGCGCGGAAGCTGGTATGCTGTCGGGCGGAACGGGATCGTGTTCATGTCGGTAACCTCCTTCAGTGGTTCAGCAACTTCGTTCTGTGATAATATCTTATCACATATCGTGTTACTTGTAAAGCGGAAAATTATACCGGGTGATATTCCATCCAGACGCGGCCATGACGGACGTCTTCCGGAGGCGTGAACGGGTGACAGGCGACGACGCCGGTGATCGGGTACAGATACTTGACTTTTGTTTCCGGCGTCCAGTCGTACGGACTGCCTTCCGGGATGCGGTGCCGGGAGCGGAGTATGTTCCACTCGCGGAGGCTACGGACTTCCCGCGCGGAACCGATGACGGCGGAGGCGCGGACGATTGGCGGATGCTTCCGGCTCGTTTCCGCCAGCAGGACGCGGTGTCCTGCCAGCGTATGGAGCATGTCGCGGGTACGGGTCTCGTCGAGCTTATAGCCGCTGATAAACCAGTCCAGGAACGGGTGACGGTCGCAGTTTACGAAGATAATCGGGATCATGTTAGTTCCTCCTCTTATTAATCGACGGCGTCGGCCAGGGCCTGTACGCGCTTACTGATGCGGGTAAACCGGCGAAGTTTATGCCATGATGACCACTGATTCCGTGCTTCCTCATAGATTTCAAAGCTCCAGAAACCGGGAGCGGGAGCGACGAGCAACAGATGCCCCAGGCCCAGCGTGCCTTCTTCCACCTGAACGATTTTATAGTCATTATCGGCACAGCGGGAAATCAGGTCTTCGATGGTGTGCAGGTCATAGGAACGGTACATGTTATTTCACCTCCTGAGCGGCACAGAATGCGCTGATCATGTCCGGGTAGTGCTTCGCGGCGTAACGTTCCGCATAATCCGACAGGCTGGAACGGGAACCGCCGGAGGACAGCCGCCATAATTCCAGTGCGGCGCGGAGCGGATTATAGATAGTGTCGTACGTGTTCACGTCCGGCAACAGGTGCATCAACGTGAATTCTGAGGACGTCAGTATCGCACGTTCAGCCGGAGCGGATGACCGGCCTTCTTCGCCGTAATTCAGGCCCAGGAGCGCACCGTAGGCGACCGGGTAGATGGCGGAGCGGACGGATGCGGTGCTCTTTTTCATAACGTCGTGACTGTTCCCATTGATGTACATCCGGAACGTGACACGGGACGCGATGGATTCCGCGACGGAGCGGAGGACGGATTCCGGCAGGTGATTTCTCATGTTCATACCTTCTTTCTCCGGTATCGGGTACCGGCTACGACATCCGGAGCGGGCCGGGTGTCGTGTGCCGGTGTCCGGTGCATCAATCGATGTCAAACAGCATTTTGATGGTAGCGGCGTAGTGGCGTGCGTTATTCAAACAGGTATCGTTCAGGAATTCTGGGGAAGTCGCGCCGTATTCCATTACGTGCCGGAATGACCAATTACGGTCAGCGTCCAGTTTTTCCGCTTCGTCCCCGTAGGCTAGGACGACGGCGCGGACGGTTTCATTTTGGTACATGTCGTACGCCTTTTCCGCAAACTGTACGCGGATACGGGAAACGTATTCCGACGCGAGGCGACACAGCGCCTTCATATAACGTTCGAATTCTTCGGTATGGGTGACCTTCCAGGCATCCGGTTTGCTTTCGTAGATACTCATGGTGTTTAATCCTCCTATCAATAGTATGCGGGCCAGAGACGGGGACCGGGAACGGTAGACGGAGCGGAAACGGGAACGGGAACGGGAACGGGAACGGGAACGGGAACGGAACGGAACGGAGCCGGAACGGAACCGGAACCGGAGCTGGAGCCGGAGCGGAACGGAACCGGAGCGGAACCGGAAACGACGACGAGCGGAGCGGAACGGGAAGCGGAGCGGAAAATCCGGATGATTCCGGAGCGGGCCGGAATCCTGATATGCAGGAATCCGCCTTCCGTGCTGTACCCGTACCGGATACGGTGCTGGCGGAGGATATCCGCCGCGTCCTTTTCCGTAACGACTCCCGTCAAGACGGAGCGGATACGGGCCGCAGTGATCAATTGCTTCATGGGTTACACCTTCCTTTCAATCTTCATACGTAGCGAATTACAGATACGTGATACTTCCGACGGCGTCGGGCCGATGACGTCCAGGTCGTTGCGTCCGTTGACGGACGCCATGATGATTTCGAATAATTCAGCCGTGAATGTTTCGGCATGATTTACCGGGTCTTCGTTCCTGAATGTCCGGTAGTCGCGGGCCATGTCCAGAAGTGAATATTCCCGGTCGTCATAGGTGTCAATGAATGTCATGGTATTGCCTCCTGTCGATAATGTCCGGGGCCGTTAGCGGGCCGGAGCAAATCACGGCCCGCCTGCCGTGGTTAGGCTGTTTTTTGGATTGCTCCGGCGACCGGGTGAATATCCAGAGAGCAGGATACGGACGTCTTCCCGTAGGTTTCTTTGATATCCGGGAAGTCTTTGTACAGCGCGACCGTATCCAGCCGGAAAGATTCAGAGCGCTTCAGGTAGACTTTCCAGACGTCCGTCGTGATTTCGTCCAGGTCGCCCGCCGTCGCCTTGATAAAGGCCTTCGCAGCTTCCGCCGCTTTTTTGGACGCCTTTTCCTTTTCGGATTCCGTCAGGTAGATTTCAATTGCTTCATTCAGTGTCATTGTGACAACCTTCCTTTCTTTGATATCGTGTTATGGTGTCCAGGTTTCCGGCTGCCTCCTGCTGCCTCCGGCTGCCTCCGGCTGCCTCCTGCTGCCTCCGGCTGCCTGCTGCTGCCTCCTGCTGCCTCCGGCTGCCTCCTGCTGCCTCCGGCTGCCTCCGGCTGCCTCCGGCTGCCTCCGGATGCCTCCGGCTGCCTCCGGATGCCTCCTGCTGCCTCCTGCTGCCTCCTGATGCCTCCGGCTGCCTCCGGCTGCCTCCTGATGCCTCCGGCTGCCTGCTGCTGCCTCCTGCTGCCTCCGGCTGCCTCCGGCTGCCTCCTGCTGCCTCCGGCTGCCTGCTGCTGCCTCCTGCTGCCTCCGGCTGCCTCCTGCTGCCTCCGGCTGCCTCCGGCTGCCTCCGGCTGCCT